TTGTACCCTGTTGCTATTGATAAAGGCGATTCATCCTTCGGCGTTCGCGTACCTGATATTCCTGGCTGCTTCTCTGGCGGTGAAGATTATCAGGACGCGATCGAAAGCGTACGTGAAGCGATCGAGGCACACATCGAATTACTGGTTGAAGATGGCGAGAGCGTTCCCGAAGCAACGACCGTCGAAAACTGGCTATCTGATCCGGAGTACGCCGGTGCGGTATGGGCCCTAGTTGACGTGGATATAACACGCCTGATGGGAAAAGCGGAAAAAATCAATGTGACGCTACCCTCATTACTGATCCGACGTATTGATCAGTTTGTGGCCGCGCATCCTGAATATGGAAGCCGTTCGGGCTTCCTTTCTCGCGTCGCTGCTGACAAGGTTATTAATCAACGATAGATTATTTTTAATAGGCTGGTAAATGAACCAGCCTTATTTATTAATTCAAGGCTCTAATAGTCGCAGCAACTATTTCACTTGTAGGTATAGGTGTAAGTTTGCTTATATTATTGGCATTCCTTTCAAGAACAAAATCAGAGGCGTAGAGCACCTGATGCAATTCTGTATCCTGTTGAGGTATGCTGGCTTTTTGTTGTTTCTCAGTAAAGAGACTGACTGTTTTTGTTTGCAAAGCGGTAGCAATATGCAAACATCCAGTATCTGGAGTGATAAGAACAGTAAAATTATTAATCAAAATTGCCAATTCATGCAATGTCGTCTTGCCGATATGGCAAACAACCCTCCCAGCTAACTCAGGCTTCAATACGTCGTAAAAATCGTTAGACAATCCGGTTTCATTTTCTGAACCAATCAAATGAAAGACACATTGAGGATAATGATTTGATATCTCTTCTACAACCTGTGCGGCAATGTGTGCAGGAAAATATCTGTCAGAAGCAGATGCACCAAGCTGTATACCAACACTCATACTGGTATTAGTTTTATCTCCCACATCCGAAGGATAGAACATTTTCTTCCCCTCGGTGTTAATGCCTAGCATTTTTACGAGGGACAAATCATTTTGCACTGGTGGGTAGACCCCTCCCATAACTGCCGCATCACATGCCTTAATTAGAACCTTACGTTCATTCCCAAAGTAATGTTTCATGAGGCATGCGACACCTGATAAAGTCATCGCTACAATATCATAAGGGCATTTCGAATGGAAAATAATACCTAATTCAGGTTTTTCCTTTCGAAGCTCCTTACCAATCTCAATTGCTTCCTTCATACTTTCACCCATATATCGAACCTCATCGATATATGGGCAATCCATAATTAAATTTTTATTACTATGACTCGTAACAGCAATTACCCTTACCTGAGGATTTGCATCCTTAAGTGCTTTAATTGCAGGAGTGCAAAATAAAAAGTCACCAAGCCTTTTATTGTTTAAAACAACGACAGTTTTAACTTGTGAAAAATTAATTTTATCTGGAGAGACTCTAACTCGTTGTCGAAACAAGTTAACAACCACTTCCAGCGCCTTCATTTTAATCTTGAATGACATAAAATCGCCCTTATAAGCTAGTAACAGACGATTCTACTCTAACATTCATCTCAATCCAATAATCTCTCGTCATGGATCAATTGCTAGTTGGCGGGGACGGCCACTTAATATCTTGCGCTTCAGAGGTATCAACACGGTTTAACAGCACTCGATACTTTTTCCATTCTATCAAATCGTCAACTTCTACTTCAGTCGCGAAAGAAAGCTCAACTGCATCGTTTAACGTTTCAATGATCAGCGTAGCCTCTTGCGTGAGCCGCTTCTTCTCACTTTCGGCGAAAGCTACTGCGGCTGCGCGCTCCGCTTCTGTATCTTTCTCCCATCCCTCACCATTCCAACGCATGTAGTTTCCGTCAGGAGCAATTGTCGTTACGTCAGGAGGCAAAGCGCCAAGCCCGTTAATATAGACCCGCTCACCTGTTTCTTTACTGTATAGTTTTTGATTTCGATAGTCCTCAACCAGCTCCCACTTTGTTCCGTTGAATACTGCAACCTTTCCATTTGGCACTTCAGGCGGTGCAATATTGGTGCAGTCTGCCGGGAGACCAGTATTAGCCGGTATATAAGCATCCCCCGCCCCAATAAACTCTCGGGTATCTGCGCGGAGATTGTAAATTCGGATAGTGCGGTCTTTACTTGAAAATTTAAAAGCCATTATGCAAGCCTCACAATGTAGTTATAAGCGATGTTTTTGACGGTGTTCTCTGCGTTACCAGCAGCGGCAACGGTAATGGTGTGGGTATGCGACCCCATAACAACCGAGTGAGTGTGTGCACCTACGGCCACCGTATGCGTATGAGCCCCTACGGCTACCGTATGCGCATGCGCGCCAGCGCTAGCCGCCGTGCCTGTTACGCTGTGTGTGTGTGCCCCGGCATTAACGGTAAAAGAAGACGTATCAACAAAGCCGGCTTTATTAAAGACGTTACGGTCAATGTAAACGCCATTACCGCCCCCACCATCACGCCATGCTCTCTGGGCGTGACTGTGGTCACCAGCACTTGCAGCAGTACCGGAAACGCTGTGCGTATGTGCACCGGTGCTGTTTGATGTTTTAGTCCCGTAGTCAAAGGAGCTGGTTGTTTTCGTCCCGTGATCGAATGCGCTGGTATTTTTCGTCCCGAGATCGGTTGAGGAAGCTGATGCCCCGTGGTTATGCGATTTAATGCCGTCTTGTTCCTGTGACAGCACTGCACGACCGCTTGCAGGCTTCCCTTTAATCGTCCATCCGCGCATATCAGGGATTACGCCTGATGGATATGCTGCTGCCAGAAGTGGATAAGCCGTCTTATCGAAGGTTTGCCCCGCCATAATGGCATAACCGAACGGTGCCACATCGGACGGCCACGGAATAGGGGCACCAACAGGAAACGCATCAACAGGCGTCCAAGCAGTCCAGGCACCTGTTGAATACTGGCTCCGGGTATAACTTCTGGAACTGTTATAAACCCTGTAAACCTGCGTTACTCCAGCATTTTTATAAACAATCAACGTTCCGGCGTTATTTTCGGGGTAGTGCCTTGCGGTTGAGGTATTGGCGTTCGCTGGCTGGTAATAAATACCCGGCGTTTTGAGCGTATCCAAATCCTCAGTCGAAAGCCCGATCGCCTGACCGTTGAAAATATCCTGAGAGGTTACGTTAATATCAGCACTGAGCGCATGACCATTGACCTTGCGCCCGCTAGGTACCGCCCCCACGTCCGCGGCTGTAGGTTTATTCTTGTCGGTATAAAAATATTGGTAACTCTTTGTTTGCCCGGCATCCCAGCGAATCGCAATTTTACCTGTGTTACTGGACGGTATAATCAGATGTCTGTCGTCCCTGTTTCCACCTCCATCCTGTAACAGTGTAATTGTGTGAGCGTACGGACCACCATCAACAGCATGCGTCCAGAAGCCAGACGGCAACCCGGCTGGAATATTGTCATAACTGTTCGCGCCAGCTACGGCTGTCCGTGGAGCTGTACCACCTACCCCCGCATATCCAACAGTCAACACTCTGCCCGCCGTAGTATCGGTCTGAGAGGTAACAACATCCTTTCCGGACGCTGTCCCAAGACTGTTTTTGACTTTCGCCAGTTCATCATTTACTGCCTTAACAGCTTTTGGCGTGGCCGCCATCACCTCCGAAGTACTGTCGGTTGCACTACTGAGCTGGACGATACCTTTTCTTGCTGTGGTGGCGTCCTGTGCCGTGTATTTACCGTCTGCAAGATCGTATGCTGCCTTAACTGCCTTTGATGTGGCCGCCATCTCCTCCGACGTACTGTCGGTAGCATTACTGAGCTGCACCAGCCCCTTACGGGATATGGTTGCATCAACGACGTCTATCGCCTCTCGCGCGCTTTTTTGTGCCCCTGGACCATTCTCAGCAATCTCCCCAAGATTTCGATCGATCCGCAGGAAAAGACCATCGCCAGTAGCCACTTTTAATTCAACTGCCGCCGTCTCTGATACTGCAAGACGGAATTGCAGATTAACGCTGACACCGTTTTCAGGCTTTTCAATGGCAGCACAGTTCGCAACAGAATATAGTTCGCCGGCATCTGTCAGCAGGCCTACTTCCCTGACTACAAATCCGCCAACGGCAACCGGGAGGACCAGCTGAGCAAAAAACTGGTTCGCCTGATCCGGAGATACCTGTAATGCAGAAATTGCGCTTCGATATACCTCACGCACCAGCTTCGTCTGCGCCGGATCCGGTCTAACGGCCTGCCCGTTCCCGTCCCCAACAACAAAATCTTTAATGATGACGGGCTTCCCGGTTGCGGAAGATTGAGCTTCCAGCTCCTTGCCCCGGTTTGTCAGAATGCTGTAATACTTCTCAGCCATGGTTATTCTCCGGCCTCAATAACAACGTCAATCCAGGCGGTAACAGCACCGCCGACATAATAAGTTCCCTTCGCACCCAGATCAGCGATCACATCGATGGTTGTCAGCAGGCTGCGAAGGTTTTTGGCTTTATCAACCTGGCGCCGGATACGCTGGTAAAGCGCTTCGTCGATGGCCTGAATGCTGTAAACTTCCACCCGGAAGGTATAAGGATCCTTACGCGGTGTGTCCTCCCACCACTCCACCACCGTGGTAGGCAGGCTAACTGCACTCAGCGATCGTCTGACCGCACCAGCGGTTCCCCGGTGCTGATGGACATATGCGGCATCCCGGATCACCTGCCTTTTTTCTTCCTCGCTCCAGGCCTCTTCCCATGAATCCACCGCAAATTCCCAGGCCAGCCAGGGCAGCAAATGTGCAGGACAGGTATCAGGATTTTTCACCTTACGCACCATGTCAGTATCCAGATCAGTAATCTGCTCAGAACTGGCCTGCTCCTGTGCCCGCTCCGGGTGAATGGCTGAAGGTGGTAGCAGAGAACGAAATTTATCCACTCACACCTCCTTTACGGGTGACGTTTATCGCGCTGCACCATGGAGCCTGTCCTGCGGCCGCTTCCAGATCTGCCGTCGGGCTGATCAACCTGACCCGGGCCACACCGGGCTGCTGAAGCGCCGAGTAAATCGCGGAAAGCGGTACGATGGCATTAATACGATGGGAAAGCTGTGTGTAGCTCGCCAGCGTACTGATCGCGTTTTCCAGCACCGTCTGTGCATCCGGACCGTCTGGTATTTCAAGTTCAGCCTTAACGGTATAGCTGGTGATACTGGCACTCTTCACACTGACAAAATCGGTGAGCGGCCTGACTTCATCCGCGCTCAGTGTGTTCATGACGGTTTCAATAAGAATGAGCCCTGCCTGACCGTTCCCTGTGCGCGAGAGCACGTACACATCCACCTCGCCGGGCCGGTTATGGGTTTCAGGCCCGTAGGCGTCCGCATCCAGCACATCGTTATCCGCAGATTTGGCATGAAAGCGATAAGCGTTACGCGCGCCGGCCGTATTCAGCTGCGCCCACGAAAGCTGTATACGTTCCCGGAAAGCGTCGTCGTCTTCATAAACAGGGTCGACAGGGGGAACCGCATCCGGATCGCCGGTATTAATCACCAGACGGGAAACGTTAAAGGCCGCGCCCAGCTGGTCGAGATCGGCCCCTCTGGCACTGGCAAGGAAAACTGCGCGTACTGCGTCGTTAACCCGCTGGAACGCCAGAGTGAGCTGGTAGGCGTTGATTTCACCCTGTTTATACGCCGGGTCAGATTCCACCAGCGCATCAAATTCCGGATCCAGTTCGCGCAGGCGCGCCAGCCAGCGGGTAAAAATGTCAGCGGCATCCGGTACCACGATGGCATCCGGCACCGCCAGGGCGGACAGGTTAATTACGTCATAGCTGCTTGCCATAAATCGGTATGCCTCCGGTGCTGACAGGAAGATTGTTCTCTTTGTTAATCCCTTCGATATCCACCACACACCCCGTTTCGTCAGCCGGGAAAGAAACGACAACGCGCGTGACCTTAAGCCGGGGTTCCCAGCGTGCCAGCGCCGAGGCGGTCGCGGCGATGATGCGAAGCTTGGTCAGGTCATCACGAGGGTTATCAACCAGCGAAAACAGGTCACTGCCATAATCACGGATCAGTACACGGCTGCCGACGGGCGTGGAGAGAATATCGCTGACGGACTGGCGCAGATGATCGCTACCGGACAGGTGTTTCCCGGTCCGGCTGTTTACACCGTTCATAGTATTTTCCGTATCTGTTTGTCGGATGGCTGAGAGTTATCCGAAGTAATCCGGGCCAGTCTTATCCTTGCTACCGGATTTTTTTGAGGATTTCGCAGGCTTGCGAATATCAACCACCAGGTTGTATGTGAAACTGAAACCCGCAGGTGTCAGGGAAAACACCAGCGACTCAACCACCCAGGCGCGATCTTCCCGTTCGCCAAAGCCGGACGTGGATACGCCAGACTCTGCCGTAAGAGGAACGTGTCTGGGTCGGCAGGGCCCCGTTACTGTCATTTTTTGTTCATTGCGGCGGGCCTGCGTTTTTTTCGCTTTGGCCTGCTGATCGGCAGTAGCTTTTACAGGCTGGGTATACGGGTTAGCCATTGAGGGACCATCATGATCAACCGTGGTGGTTTTGGTCTTCCCATCAGCCTCATCGTAATAACGTACGCCGATTTTGCCTGAAGACTTACCACTGCTGGCGGTGGCCTTCCCTGTCGAACTGCCCCGCTCTCCTTCGCTGTAAGACCAGTTTGACACCTCTTCTGGTGTGATAATCAGAGCTGCGGTCTGTTCGCCGGAAGCATTTGCCGTGGCTCCCTGACGCAGAAAGAGCCAGTATCCGCCCGACGGTTTACTGACAGCATTCCATGTTCGGGCCAGGCGTGTCAGCAGATTGGCGTCCGATTCTGCCACCTGGTCAACGTGGTCGATATGAATGTCGGCCAGCTCTGCGGCCACTTTTGGTACCAGTCCGTTTTCTTTCGCTACCGTTTTAACCAAATCCGCCAGTCGCAGGTTATCCCAGCTGCGTGTTTTCTGGCTGATCACATCACCCGGTTGTTTTTGCGCGTTCATTGGCGCAGCGGTGGCATAAATCTCAATACGACGTGGCGGGCCGCTGCTGGCCACGCCGGAAACCACGAACCAGCCCTTATCCACCAGATGATCATTAAAACCCAGCGCCACGCGAAGACGAGCGCCTTTTGTCGGAAGGGGGAGCGTTTCCGAGAGCAGGGTGATTTTCAGCTCATCTGCTTTTGCCGTGGCACCTCCGTAATCAGTCAGCGTCAGCTCTGCCAGGCATTGTTGCAGCGCACGGGTAATATCTTTTCCTTCAGCGCTGACGCTGAAAGCGGGAGCATATTCCGGTTTAACAATCTGATCTGCCATTTTTAATCCCACAGGCTGTAAGCAGAAGCCTGAACCGGCGGAGCCAGATCCGGTAAAGTGATAAACAGACCTGAAGGATAAACGGCCCCACGGTCAGCCAGTCCAGGATTCGCTTCAAGAACCTGCGTCACAATATAAGAAAGGTTCTCTGTGCCGTAATGCGTCGCACAGATCGCATCCAGCACATCACCGTCACGGGTTTGATATGTCATCGGCATAATGTTTCAGCGTCATCGTCCAGTTTTTGTTTCGGTGGCCGCCGCCCGGCAGGAATCGGCTGGTCGTATCTGAGAAGTCGATCACCACCCACCAGCCCAGGACATCTCCTTCACCGCTGACCAGCTGCTGAGGCTGATTCTGGTCTGCCAGGTCGAAGAGATCGTTAACAGCATCCACCCCCTTGCGAAAGAAAGCATGCGATTCCCCTTCAAGCCGGACGGTTCGCCCGGGCTTGCCGGTATACTGCAATAAATCCTGCTTCCCGATCCGCTCCTGTTCGCTCCATCGCCAGCTGGCCTCGCGGGTCAGCTGGTTGTATGCCGTGGTGTCGATCGAAAAGGCAAAATCGCCCAGCATCATCATCACCCGGGCGGCCTGAGCCCCCCGAACAGCGCTGGACTGAAACTGCCCGTAGTCTTCAAAGACAGGAATAATTTCACTCACCAGATTTGTCCTCCGTCCAGCATGCTGCTGTCACCGTTAAATACCGGACTGGTTTTAGTCACCGCGACAACTTCATCCCCGATCGCCTTTTCATCCTGACCAGGTGCGCCATGTATCTCATAATGAAATTCGAAACGACGGTTGTCGGTCAGTTGTCGGGGAGGTGGCGCTTTGTCCGCAAAATCCAGCTTCTGAAGTAAAGTTTCCCAGTAACTGCTTTCCACTTCACCTGACAGTTCTGCCGGTCTGTCTGAAACAGGATCAGGAGGCTGTCGGGGGTTAATCTCAGGCGGTAAGTGCAGGACGTCTGCGCTTTTATCCCTGTAACGTTCGTTACCCCTGAATAAACCCTGCGCGTTGTCAGTCCCCGGTAACGAATCGACATCAACATTCACATCCGGGATACGCTGTGCCGGGTATTTTGAATTCCCCTTTACATCAGGGATACGCTGTGCCGGGTATTTTGAATTCCCATCAGATCTTTCCTCTGCTGCTGTCCAGTTAAGGGAAGGATAAACGTCGACATTGACCACCGGCTTATCCGCGGAGATGTTGTCTGCGGGTCCCTTCGGTTTTTCCGCTGCGGGCCAGACGCTACTTTTTTCAAACGAGGGAAAGGAAGGCAGTCTGTAATTATTCCAGGCGCCGGCATTGCTGTCGGATGTTTCATGTCCCGGTTGCACAGACGTCTCCTGGTTCTGGTTCAGTGCTGAATCCCAGGAGAACGGCGCGCCGTTGCTTTCCGGTGCCACGTATTTATCGAGCGTACTGTTAAAGGTGTCATCGTCGTCGCGGAAAAATCCCCGGGTGTCCCGGTACGATTTTTTCACATCATCAGGCAGGTCCGGCTTTTCCTTCAGTTGCTGCTCAAACCATTCGCCCTGACCGTTGCGCTGCGCCGTCATGCGCGCAATATCAACCGAGCCGGTCATCGCCAGCGATTTGAGTACGTCCCGTTGATGGCTTCTCTCATCCGGTAAAAGCCAGGACAATTTTTTCGCCAGCGCGTAGGCCACTTTCCCGACGAACACAATGCCCTGGCCGAACTTCAACACGCCGGGGTAAAGATCATTACGCAGGAAACTGACAATGCGTTTGATCCCGCCCCCCTTAAACCACTCCGCCATATCATCCGTCAGTTGGCGGATATCCGGTGCCAGCTCGTTTCCCAGCTGCCCTGAGATTTCCGCTACAGCGGAGGAGAAGACCGTGCGCAGGCTGGTGATGGCGCGGTTGCCCTCCATCGCCCCTTCAGCCCCCTCTTTCGTGACGAGGTTATATCGCCGCTGCTCGTCCATCAGGTCACGGTAGCTTTTGCCGGACTGCTTCAGCAGCATCAGCAGTTTGCTGGCCTCGCCGCCAAACAGCGAATCCAGTGCAAACGACGCTTTCGACTCGTCCTGCATGCTGAGCGCACGCTCGACGATTTTTTCGAACTGCGCCATATCGCTGAGGCCCGCAAAATCCCCCGCCTTAAATCCCAGCGTTTCAAACGCATCCTGAAGGGAACCCTGCTTGCCGTTCTGCTTGTACTCTCCTGCCTTGTGAAGATACTCCTCGAACAGGTCGCCGATGTTCTCCCCGTTCATGTCGTACTGCTTCGCGAGCGTGTCCCAGGCATCAAACGTCGGGATATCGACGCCATAACTTTTCGCCACGCCGGCCCGTCGGGCCGTTTCTGCGTTGGTAGCCGCAGGTGCAATCAGGGTGCCCAGGGCGTAAGCCACCACGCCGCCGCCGCCAATCGCCAGCCCGGGAGCCACCATCCCGCCCAGCTGTCCGGCCATACCGAGCCCACGGTGAAACAGCCCTTTCCCTGCCCCCTTGAAGGCGGCCAGCCGTTGCGTCTTCTGCATCTGCTGATTCAGCTTCTGCTGTTCGGCCTCCGTCTTGCGGATTTCACGGGAGACGTCGCTGTAACGCCGTTTAAGATCGCCAAGACTTTGCCCGGCCAGCTTCGCGCGCTTAATCTCAGCCGCCAGCCTGGCCTGGTCTTTCGTCAGTTTTTCTGACTGCTTTCCGACGTCCTTCAGGCTTTTTTGCAGGCTGTTCGCTGAACGGCTCCAGGAGCTGTCGATACTGCCGCCAAAGGTAATGACGGCCTTAAGGTTCTGGCTTAATCCGGCCACGATTTACCGCCTCCACTTCGTCGGTGAGAAAATCCGAAAACACACTGAACGGCATATCCAGGTATTCCGTCATGGGAAAATGCAGGCGCCGTCCCAGAAAACGTATCGCCCGCATCAGCCCTCTTTCGGTCGCTTCTCGGGCGGGAGCATAAAAACATTAAACGCGTCCAGCAGCTGGGCATAATCTGCCGCAGTCAGTTGCCAGATATCCTGTTCGCTGAGGTTGCACAGCAGCGCAATCATGCGCGCCTCTTTTTCTTCTTCACTGCCGCGGTCTTTGGAAAAGGCAATGCGGTCACGCACCAGCGGCTCGCGCAGCGTCACCTGTTCGAGCAGGCCACCGTTCTCAAAGGAAACAGGGGAATACAGTTTGATAACGCGTGTTTCACCAGGAAAAGACATGTTAATCTCCATAAAAAAACGGCCCGCAGGCCGTTGTAAGATTGTTTGAAGTTAAAGCCGTACTTTTGCCGCCAGACCGGACAGAACATCAACGCCATTCACCCGGCGCGAGAAGCGCTCAGTATCAATCTCAAATAGCTCGCGACCGTCTTTGGTCTGACGGTAATAGCTCACGGCGATTTCCACCGTGACGGCATTTTCGGACAGGCTGTCCTTGCCACGCGGGTCGGGAGTGACGGTCTGCACAAAGCCTTCGATCTCCTCGATGGTACCCATCGCGGTACCGTTAGCCAGATAGCCCTGATAGGCCGTAAAGCGTGGACGGCTGCCGCTGACAAAACCGAAAGCGGTCAGCATATCCACGTCCACACCGTAAAACTTCAGCTGACAGGTGAGAGCTTCCATGCCGTCATCAACGGGGGACGGCGCATCCTGTGCGCCGGTACGCAAATCCGTTTTGACAATGGACAATGCCGGCGGAGTAAATTCATGCGCCCCCTGTATGCGGATCCCCTGCCGGAAGAAGGTCCAGACGCGTAATGTGTTTTTTTCGCTCATGCTGCCAGCATCTCCTCAAGCGCATAGTTGTTATTCACCCGGACGCGCAGGCTGATAAGCTCAGTCGGCGATTTCGGACCAAAGTCATAGTTGATGTACAGCACCCCCGCCGCCATGCTCTCAGCGGTGTTAAGTTCTTCATCCAGCCAGGCGCGACCACCGAAAATGGCTCCGAGGCCGACCAGCTGGCGCATATAAGCGTTGATGGTGCCGATAATGTCGTCGGCATTCTCCCGGTCAAGCGGACGGTCAACGTATTCCAGCATCGTTTCCTGAATACTGTCCTCAATGACGTCTGCGGTTCGGCGAACCGATTCGAAGCGCCACTGTGGATCGGTACCGCACAGACGGTTGCCCCAGTGCTTAAACCCTGCCCGGCGGATGATGGTAGAGACGTTCTGCATGTTGAGCAGATTTGCGTCGCAGTTTTCATCGCCGAGAATGAACTCGTCGATCTGTTCAACCCCGAGGATGTTATTGATGTCCTGGTTGGATTTACTCCACCACCAGCCCTTCTCAAAGTCGATTCGGGCACGCAACCCCGCCGCAAACGCAGAGTAAGGACGATAGACCAGCTGGCCGTCGGCATTGCTGACCTGAACGCGCGGGCGCAGTAGTTCGGTGCGGGTACCATAGGACTGTCTGCGCTGGACCACTTCCTGTAGTGTCGCACCGGATTCGCAGTCAACATACGCCACCGCCCGCAGCTTGCCGGCGATGGTTTCCAGAGCTTTGCCCACGGCATCATCCTCACTGAACCCCGGCGCGATAACGATACGGGGCTGGTATGTTGTCACGGAGCGAGCAGATGACAGCGCGCCGATCCCGGTCAGCACCGCCGCACGCTGTTTCGCTGTATCGTTAACTTCAGCCACGCGTACCACCACCGTCAGGGCATTTCGCTGATCGTTGATTTCCATCAGGGCCTGCTTCAGCGTGCCTTTTTCACCGAGCCGGGAAAGCATCGAGGTACCGACAATCGCCACAGGAGTATTCAGCGGGAAAGGTTCATCTTCGCCGCCTGCCAGCTGCAACCGGAACGGTGTGACCACGCCACTCCCGCTTCCCGTTGCGGTGACTTCCACATCATCCACCGCGCCCACGGCAGTGGCCACTGCTGAAGGGGATGCCGTCAGCTTGCCCGTTTCATCGCAGCCAAGCGTGATAGTCAGCGTTAATGCCTCCGCATTCCAGGCAGCAGAAGTCTCAATCGCTGCGGGATTTTCTTCATTCGGGATGCCGGCTACAGCCTCAACCACCACCACGTTTCCTGACCTGCCAGCAACTGTCGCGGCAAAATCCACAACATTATCCAGAATCGGGGTTCCTGTACTGGCACTCGCCGGCGTTCAGGCAGAGGCATCAGGCGCAGTACCCACCAGGCCGATAATGGCCGTCTGGATCGTCGTGACCGCGACCGTACCGGATGTCAGTTCGATCGTTTCCACACCATGTAAATTCGCCATTTATTTTCTCCAGGCATAAAAAAACCTGCCGCGGCAGGTCACATTTTTTGATTGGGGGGATTCGTGGTTCCGCCGCCATCACCATTTTCTTTATGGTCATGGCCGTTGTAGGTTTCGCGGATCCCGCTCATTTTCCCGGTACCGTCAGAAATTTCCTGTGTTGCACCGATGTTTCCCTTCACATTCGTGTCGGAATTGATTTGCGTAACGCCCTGGACTGTGAGGGTGTCGGTGATTTCCACCGGACCATCGAGCGTTCCCTTTCCGATAATTTTGTAGGTCCCGCCCTCCGCCAGCGTGATGGTCAGGGCATGCGCGGCGCGGTCATACCGGATCTCGGTACCGTCACCGTAGCGGGTGATATGTTCGCTGTTGCTGCCCTCCGGTACCGGCAGACCGCCGGTATTCCAGCCGGGAAACACCCGGCCATTATTAAGCTCGCCCGCCTCCGACAGCACAGTGACCGCATCCCCGACCGCATACGGATTGGAGTCAGCCCGGTTTGCCCCGGAAAAGCCCTGGCAAAGCGGCAGCCAGGTAGTGGTGATGTCGCCCAGATCCACCCGGCACTTCGGTATACCGTCATGCTTAACGGAATGAATAACCCCGCGCCGCACAATATTCGCCAGGCGACGCTGTAAATCGCCCTCGATATCACTCATCGGGTTTCGCCTCGTAAATCAGCTGATAATCGTCCACATGCGCGCGCCCGATATCCGGAGCCTTACCAAGCCAGACGCCGTTCAGCGGAGAATTAATCTGCGCAAACGGATCCGCACCAAAGGCTGCTGATTGTGTGAAGGAGATCCGCCAGACCAGGTAATCATCCATGCGCGGATCAAACTCATCGCGTGACGCATCGATAAAGACGGCTGGCTCAAGACTGGTCAGGCCGAACTGCTGGCCGTCAATCCACTGAGTGATATCCGCCGCCGCCGTGCGCAGGAAAATTTCGGGTCGGCTGACGCCTGCGCCTGCCGCGTCCACCACAACGAACAAATCGCAGGACAGATTCACATTAAGCTGTCCCTCGTTGCCGCCGCCCTGCTCCCAGCCGTTAATGGAGAAATAGACCGCTGGGGTGGCCAGTCCGGTAAAGCGGGGCACGTTTTTTTCCGGGTAGGCATCGGCGTCACGCACCCACGCAATTTTTTTCAGCGCGCCGGTGACAGCATCGTGATACTGCCCCAGCAGTAATGGCTCAGCCATAGTCCACCTCAGACAGAAATACGGGCTTTCACACGCCCGCGCAGATCGGTTTCAAAGTGATGCATAAAAATCTCCATCGCCTCCGCAAAGGCATTATCCTCGATGTAGTTCAGCATCGGCTCATAAATATCGACTTCCGCTTCGCGGGTACGACGGGTATCCGGATCGCGAATAACCACCGTCCGGCGGTTTTCACGGCGGGAGCGCGCCACTTCCCCGTTTTCAAATGTGCGCGGTGATAGCAGGCTGCCCTTTGGGGTGAATCCGGCGTTTTCTGCCTGGCGCCGCGCCTTTATATACCGCCCGGTGGATTTATCCCGCCGGGTATGGTGAGGCCTGACCCGCCCGTTAATCCTGCCTTTCAGGTCTTTTACCTTGATGGCATTGAGACCAAACCAGAGACGAAAATTATCCAGTTGTGACTGAGAAGCGCGATCAAGACGAAAGGAAAGCAGACGCCGGCGCACCAGATCCAAGCTGCGCGGCGCCAGCCCGTCTTTCAGGTCAGCCATCGCTTTTTTACGTAAGGTAGCGGCGGTACGCTTCAGCGCACGGGAATACGCTGCCCGAAACTGTTTATGGGTGGCACCGATGTGCTCCGCTATCCGCCAGATGGCATCCACATCGATATCGACGGGCAAATCCCGCCGCAGTCTGGACTCACGCGCCATATCAGCTCCACTTATTGATGTCCGGCTGCACCTTACCCGGTGCGCCATACGCCAGCGTGACGCGGGTGCGGCCTTCTTCATCAGCACCAATGTGCGTCACACGATAAGCCGTGCCGTTGATCTCTACGCCGTGGTGCTTCTCAAGCCCCACGATATCAGCGGTCATCGCGCTGAAGGCCGGAGAGCGATCCTGAATTTGCCCCCCGCCGGGCACGTCAACCGGGACATCAGGTGTCTCGAAAATCACAGTAACAGGACGCAACTCAGCGCCGACAGACAGGACAGCAGGCACCTCTTCGGCAAATGCCCGGGATATCCGGGCATCCGCTTTTAACAGGCGTTGCCGAAAGCGGTTCATCAGTAACCAAGCCGGACCGGAACAGAATCCGCATCCGCCGCCGCCTCAGCCCAGGCCGTGCCCGCCAGAGGATTCGGAGCCGCCGCCTCACCCGCTTCCGCAGTCAGTTTACCGTCTGCCAGATAGAGCTTCTGGCCGACAGTAACCGCTTCCGCTGCTTTTGGCAGAACGAACACCCCCGTTGTATGCAGCACACCCCACAACCCTGCCGGAATGTCGTCGTGAGCAACGCCCACCAGCGCACCTGAAAGCACGGCGTCACCCGAATGAATATCGGTCGCACCAGTATTCTGAAAATCAAGGGTGTTGCCATCCTGCTGATAATTTTTCGCCATTTTTCTCTCCAGACAAAAAAGGAGCAGCACGCGCCGCCCCGTAATAAAAAACCGTCAGATGACGGTCGTTATTTTTTGGTGACTTTAACCATGCCGCGCCAGTCAAGCGGTGCCACCCCGGCATCGATGCGTACCTTGAACGCGGCACCGTCAACGGTGAAGCCCTGCTGCTGCTCAAGGTATGGCGTATCAATACCGTCCAGATACGCCACCTCAATGGTGTCGCGTCCCTGTGCGGCAGTCAGGTAGTAATCCGTCGGGCTGCTGTCATCGAGGCGAGCCTCAGAGGAAACCGTCACAAAGTTCTGGATCGGGTTAACGATACCGCTGTTCGCGTCCGCGCCCGGTACGCTTGCAGATTTGATCAGCTGGTTAGCGCGGGACTCGATGGCCACTGGCGTCAGCATGTAGGCCGGGCGAATGTTCAGACGACGGTCGCCTGATTTTTGCAGCAGCATCGCCTTACGCGCCGTATCGAGGCCTTCGATACTCAGATCGGCGGAGACCAGGTTGCCATGATCGGCGTGGAACAGCGGCTTGCCGTCGGACATTTTTGGGTTGCTGGTCAGAACTGCCCACACCAGATCGCCCACGGTGGCACGCGCTGCAAGGCCCATTGCCTGCGGGATACGGGTCAGCATGTCCAGGTCATCATTAATGATGGTCTGGCGGTCAATGCTGAAAAGTTCGCCGTAGGTCGCAAGCGCAATCGGCTCGCCGCGATCTTTGATGGTGACATATTTATATTCCGCCCCGACGCGGACCTTGCGAAGCGATGCAAGTGATTCCAGACCGACGCGGTGCGCGGTTTTGAAATCAGTCAGGGTACCTTTACGGGTCCACTGTTCGAATGATTCAGTGGCCTCGTCCCAGCCCATCAGTGCCGCCTTGTGCGCTACATCCATCAGGATATTGCCGAAATCGCTGCTGCTGTGGGTAAACGCAAGGCCGACCATTGCCTGTGCTGTCCCCGCACCTGAAATACCGATCCCGCGATCCACAAGGGAAGCTCGCGCCAGTTCACGCAGGGTATAACCGTTGTAGGCGTTATCTTTTTCAGCCTGCGCATAGCCCGCGCGGCTCATTACCGCAGCACGGATGGAGTCACCGACCAGATTGCCGTTTCCGGCATAAAGATGAATAGCGCCAGGACCGGCACTCGGCGTAGTCCCTGACGCCAGCGCCTGGAGGAGTCTGTCACGGGCTTTTTCCGCCGTGCAGGAGAAGTCGGCCAGACATTCTGCCTTCAGCGCCGCGAAAGTCGGGAACGCCTCAAAAACAGCGGAAACCGTGTTCACGCGTTCCGCGTTTGCCGTCTGCATCTGCTGTTGCAGCTGCTGGGCCAGCGCAGTGATATCGATATTAGTCATCTGCTGCGCGGGCTGTTGTGGCGCTGGCGGGTTCAGGTTCGCCTGTACCGGCGCGGGCTGCTGTGGCTGATTCACCGGAGCTTCAGCGCGCGGCGCAAAAAGAGATTTAATCTGTTCTGGCATGTTCTGGTAATCCTTCAGTTTATTTTCATTCACACAGGCCGCAGCCTGTAGTTCAGGTTCAAGCGTGTCAGCGAAACCTTTCTCCACTGCCTCGGCCCCGTTAAGCCAGGTCTCCGCTTTCAGCATCGCTTCCAGCTCCTCCTGCCCCAGTCCCGTTTTATTCATATAGGCGCTGAGCATCAGGGCTTCGTTACGATCAAGCCACGCGGCATAATCGCGCATGTCATCAGAATCCCCGGCGATCCCGCCCCACGGTTTGTGGACCATGATCCAGGCGTTTTCCGGCATGTGCACCGTGGCGCCGGGCAGGCAGACAATCATCGAAGCCATGCTGGCCGCCACCCCGTCCACCCAGATATCCACTTTCGCTTTCAGTCGCGACAGGGTGTTGTAGATGGCAAATCCCTGCATGACATCGCCGCCGGGGCTGTGGATATGTAAATCCACCGCGCTGGCGTCAAACACCCCGGCTTCTTTACAGTCCGCGACGAACTGCTGGGCTGTGATGCCCCAGCCGCCGATCACGTCATAGAGGAAGATTTCGACGCGCCCGGCAGACAGCGCGCGGATTTCGTACCAGCACTGACCGTTTGCCGCATCGACACCCGCCAGGCTGGCGCGGGGGTTAATCATCATCGTCCGGCTCGCGCCGATCGTCTTTTGGTTTTGCCGTTGCATCTGGCATCGCTCCTTTGTCGTTGGCGGCGTCAGAATCAAACACCAGCCCGTGTTGACGGTTAAACTCGGTTTCACGCAGTCGCTGGCGTTTAACCTCCTGCGGGTTTTTACCCCGCGCCCGTGCCCATTCCGCTTCGGTGCCAGCACCGCCACGAACAATGGCTTTCCAGGCATTAGCCTCTTTACCCGGATCAATCCACGGCATCACCGGGCCAAGATAAAGCGCGTTATAGAGAGAATTCGGATCCACATCCGGCGGAACTTCAACGCCGCTCAGCAACGCCATCGCCAGCCATGCGCGGTAAACGGGCCGGCTGTGCTGGCCGACAAACCACTGTTGCAGGACGTTGTACCCTTCGAAGCTCTCCACCAGCTCCTGACGCTGGGAGCTGTAGGTGCCGTTATAGTCCCGGGCAATGCTGGAATAGCTGCCGCGCGTGCCTGCGGCCACGGCCCGCATCTGTCCGTTTCGGAATTCATAGAGGTGAACATTTGGGCGATTTGATTCCACCATGCCCAGGTCTTCACCCGGGCGCAGATCGTCGTAAATCATGCCCGGGGCGATATCGTAATGACGCTGGCCGCCGGGAGGTGAAAACTCCCCGTCGTCACCAAGAGACTGCGCATCACCGCGCTTGATATAGAACCCCAGCGCGGCGGCAATACGGGCGGCGACGCGTTCACTCTCTTCATAATCCTTGATGTCAGAAAGACGGGTAATGACTCCGTGGATCAGGCTGATACCGCGCAACTGGTGCAGACGCTTGCGCTGCGCAAGGTGAAGCATGTTTTCAGCTGAGACGGTTTTAAGTTCAGCGCTGAACCGCGTCATATTTGCCGGGTGGTACTTGTAAACGCGGTAGCCGACGGGACGTCCCCAGTTGTTCACAATGATGCCCTGGCGAACCTGCTGGCTGGCGGTGCTGTTAAGGTTGAACGGAACAAAATCCGCCTCCAGCATTTCCAGCGAGAACGGTACGGAGGTGGAATGTTGCAGACCCGGCACATTCCCCCTGACCAGTTGAGTGAACACTTCCCCGTCACGCAGTGCTGAACGCAGCAGCAGGCGTTCGGCTTCCGGGCGGGTGAACATGCCAGTCACCTCAGGACGCACGGACCATTCAGCCCAGAGCGCCGAAAGTTTCCCGGCGAAATCGGAATGAAGATTCCCCTCCAGATCGAGGGGCTGAGGCTCAACATGGATCCCGTGGGCACCAATCACCCGGTCTTCCATTTTGTCGAACAGGCCGATCACCAGATCATGGTTTTCATCAAGCCACCGGGCCTGTTCCCGCAGGGACTGACCTGCTGCAAACACAGAGGTGTCCGCCGACTGGCTTTGCTTTTTCGCCTTGTGCAGCCGTGACGGATTTGCCGCTTCATACGCATTAAGCCGGAGACGATCCCGCTCGCGTGCCGCGGCCCACCCGGGGGAAATTGCCCTCAGTGTTCTTTCAAGAATGCCCATAGAACGCCTTACAGAAAGTTAGCGAGTTTGTACGAACCACCACGGCTGTTGACCTCGCGCCAGCGACGTTCCCAGTATTCGAGCTCATCGCGTAGCGCTTTCGGATCGTGGTTGGTAATGGCGCGACCGTTTACGCCGGTGAAAGAAATACTCTTGCCGTCCAGCGAGTCCTGGTAGGCCTGGCGCACCATCACCAGCGTTCTCCAGATGTCGTCTTTCTTCACAGCCAGCCTCCTCCCCTACCGGAAGATCCCAGCCAGCTGCCGGAAAGCGTGTTTTCTTTCTCAGGCTCGGCCCTGACTTGTGGCTGAACGGTTTTGTTTTTTTTCACGGTTATCTCCCTGGGGCGTTCCCCTTCATGAATATTTGGGTTGAGATCCTGCGGCTCAGCCCATGCAGGCGGTTTTTCCCAGTCGCGAATTTTTTCGTAGCCGCGCAGAACCGCGACGGCGTGGGCATAGCAGAACAGGTCAAAGGCTTCGTTGGCGCCCTTGCCTGGCTTACGCCATTTGCCATCCACGCCTCGCTCTTCGTAGGTCAGTTCCTCGTAGAACCACTCCCCCAGCCAGTCGGGAAAATGGATATAGCCTGCTCCGGGAGTCTCACGATCAAGGTTATTGCTGAGCTGATCCTTGAGCAGGTCGGTTTGCAGCAAATACACCGGCACCTCGCCACGCGCATCAGCGCGACGGTCACTGCGTTCGGTATTATTCGGGTGAGTTTTGGTAATAATTTTCTGGCGTTTTGTGCTGTCGCCCTTGATCAGATAGACACGTTTACCCAGACCATCCCGGCGACACTGGCGCCAGAATTTATAGGCATTATCTGTTACCCCTTCCTCACCGCCGCTGTCGACGGCCATAGCCAGCACCGGCATACGCCGCGTCGGATCGGACTGAAGTACGTAAGTTTTTTCCAGCACATCGGAGACCAGCAGCTGCCAGTCCTCCGGATACGCGCCGGGGTGGACTGGCTCCGCCTCGCCATGTTCATTGCAGCGCAGGGACTGGCGTATGTTGTAGCGATCCACCAACCAGCGTTCACCGTTTTTGCCATAACCAATTATCTGCACGACGAAACGGCGCTTTTTCCCGCCCTGAACGTCGACGGCTGCCAGCAGGAAACGCACCTTCGGCGGAACCAGGCGTTTACCGTAATCCTCCGCACGCTGCATCAGTGCATCGGCGCGTCGCTGTTCGCTGGCCGAGCGCGGCAGGTACGGCAGCCCCCAGTCGGTGTTGATAACCGCCTTGAGGGTTTCTTCGCTGCCGGTAGCCTCATACTCCTGCTCAGCAGTCAGCAGTTTGTATACCAGCTGCGCCCAGGTCTGATACGCAGCTGCGGGCCCCTCCATCCAGAACGACGCTATGCGCGAGCGTCGCGGCTCACCGGAAATCTTGCCGTCCCGGTCAATACTCTGACCTTCACGCAACCAGACACCCACCCCGTTAAGCTCGCGCTTTTTATCTGCGGTGATAATGGCGCTGCAATGCGGACAAAGCAGATGAGCCGACTCACTGGCTTTTACCGGATCAGGTTCATCGCGGTATCCGGTCATCGCCTCCATCGCAGGCTGAAAATATTCACCACAATGCGGGCACGGCCAGTACCAGCGACGGCGATCCCCACGGTTGTACAGCGAAAGCGCGCCTGTCGTTGGTGGTGCTTCATGGGGAGACTTTCGGCGCCATTTGCTGTCGCGAATGTCCCGGCCTGGCGAACACTCCACCAGAGTCATCCCGGCGGACATAAAAGTGGTGGTACGCTTGGAAGCCAGGGTAAAACCGTCACCCTCGCCATCGATGTCCTCAGGGAAGCGGTCATAATCGGTGAGCGCTACACATTTGAAATCTGACGAGGACATGATGTTGATGGAAGGCCAGCCAATCTTGAGATAGTTCCCCGCCAGAAAAGTACGATCATGCACGTTGTTGTCGTTTCGCAACGGGCTCAGGCGTTTCGCCACTTCAGGACTGACACGAAACGTTCTCGCCAGACGTTTTTTAGAGTGCTCACGCGCTTTCTCTTCGGTCATCTGAACGACGAGCATATCGGACGGGTCACAGACAATGTTGTATACAACCCAGCCATCCACCAGGCCTATCGTTTTCCCCGTTCGTGCCGGTCCAACAAACACCACCGCATCGTATTCACGCATCGCGAGGCAGTTCATCGGCTCGATCACATAGGGAGCGACAGCAGGATCCCAAGGTACCGAGTTACCGGCTCCCATAGGTACGCGCATAAATTTTTGAACCGCCTCAGCCACAGGCATACGGCGCGGGGCTTTGAGAATGGCGGAAGCGTTACGCCTGACTTCCGCTGCCGTGGCCTGTCGCATGATTTACTCCTCTTCTGGCATATCCTCCTGTTCTGATGAGTCGGCCTGCTCAACTTTGAGGGCTATCTGGTCGCGCAGATCGTCAATAACCTGCTGCACCCTGACAACTGCGGAAGGGGTCATGGCGCAGTCTCGTTCAAGAATGTCGGGTAACGTCTCCAGCACCTGAACCATTGCTTTTGCCATGGAGGAAAATTCTCTGGTGACTTCTGACGCCGGGATCAGCTCCCCTGTTTCCTGCTGAAACTTGAGCCTTTCACGCTCCGACTGAAACCAGGCTTTACGATCGGGGGGAAGCATTTTGTCGACGTCCACCAGCTCCGACGGTGTGGTACTCGTCAGCAACTCCCTGAGGATATCGATGATGGCATAAAGCTTAAGTTTCGGATTGCTGCCCGGGGCCGGCTGAACATTTGCAAGCTTGCTCGCGACCGTCTGGCGGTGCAGATCGGTAATGGCTGCCAGCTGCGTGATATTCAGCCGGAAATTTTTCAGTTCGTTATCCATGATGGTGAACAAAAAATAGTCATTTCGACATCCTGCAAAAGATCAGGACTGAAATATCAAGAGGTTAAACAGATGATGATGAAACCTATAAAATGCAAAAAACTAGCCGTTTCCCGCGTGTCCTCGCCCCCTCGGTGTTCAGAATCGCCAGGAGTACCTTTTAAAACGAGAATCATTCTCTCATTTATTAGTGCCACTTCGGGATATTGACGGCCATATCCACGTGTGGGGATAAAGCTGATATATTCGTTGGCTATCAAGAAGAAATAAACCGCCTGTAGGCGGTTAAATTTTGTTGAATGCAATACACTGTATCCACAGGTTTTCTCGTAGCCTTTGTTTTTCAGCCATTAATGACTCAAAAATTTCATTAGGTTTTTTCCCGCTATCGCAAGCGTATACTTCGCCATAGGAATACTCAGGTAGATGTTCCCAAGTTACAGCATCGAAAGCGTTCCATGAAAAAAACCAATAATTTTGCTCAACCATCACCCCACCTATAGAATCTTGTTGTGCATTATCAACGATGTTTCACCAATACTCTTCATATGCGAGAGGAAAGTATATTCAAAACATCCCCTTGTGAAATGGTTACAGTTGGTTGGTCTTCTCGAAAACGGTTGAGCACCTCATCCGCAATATCATTAATAAAAGTCTCATACTTTTTGATTAGTGCCTCAGTTCTTTCAACAAGTGATTCCCATTCTTCGGTAAACGATAGGCGGACTGAAGGATCGAGTGATCTGTAGTAGTATCTGAATAACTCAGAGGCAATAAAAAAATCCGGCCACGCTCCTTGATAATTGTTAACGAGATCATTAAAGATCTGGTTATTAAAATTACCACATACAAGACTTTCGGCTTTTGCTCCACCGAGTAAATTGATAATACGATTCCCAAGATGACAATTGATCTGGGAAAGGTTAAGGAAATCTGGATGTGGCACGCGCTCGCAGTATGAGTCCCCGACATCATGGGTAGCTATTACCAGATCTTGACTTGCTCTTTCAAGTATCCACCCTGTGATCCAATGTCCTGCTTCATGCTTAGCGTTGTTAGCAGCTTTTGCTCTTCTCATAACCCCACCGAGGCGAAATCGAAAAAACAATAATAGCATTTTGAATCAGTTCGTTGATCAGGCAAACATACCCATGTCCTCTGATTATTATTCTTTCTTGCACTTTGCCTGCCATGCTTTATGTAAGAACGTTAAATAGATCACTTTCTATCCTGTTCGATTTGACGAATACCAGCGAAATTGTTGTTGCCCTTTTCAATAACGGCCAGCAGCGGCTTAATCCAAAGCACAGCCTGGCAGTATGTTAATGAGCTGGTGGCAGCGGTACGATCATCGGCTGCGTCAGGTCCGTTGGTATTGGCGTGCATTGCGCTGGAACGTAAACGGTGCGCGTATTCGAGCAGCCCACCAGCAATGTCATCAGGAACAGGCAGATCACAGGTTTTTTCACGGCGGAGAATCTCCCGGTATTCGATTACGGTTTCTTCGGTGCTGGTGTCGATCAGGGAGTTGAGCCTGTTGGCTTGTTCTGCGACCTGATTGAATCGATTGAAGTTGAATGCCTGGGTGGCTATCGCCTGCCTCTGCAAAGAGTTGTCGCTTCGCAGGACGTCGTTATCGCTCTGAAGGCTACTAGCGTTTGAGCAACTCTTAATGAGCGCGACCGAAAGACCAGCAATAACGACAACGCCGACTAGACCCGTATTAATTTTCATTGGTCCAGCCCCCAGCACGCCAGCGCGCTTTCCTGATCGCGCCGCACGACCTGCCCATAACAGCCATTCTTCTGGCCTTTAGTCAGGCGGCAATCACGTCCACCGTCTTTGATCCACCAGCGGATTGCTTCGCATGCACCTATGCGGTCGCCTGCATTAATGCGCCTGTAGAAGGTCGAAGGGAAGCATTTACCCGGACCAATGTTGTACGGGCAGAAGGATGCGATACCTACCTTCTGCGGCTCTGTCAGAGGCACCTTGATATTGCGATCAACCCAGGCTAATGCCTTATCGCGTTCAATAGCGTTAACCTTGTGGCATTGTTCTTTTGTCGCTGTCATGCCTTTAACAACGCGCCTGCCTTCGATGACAGTCACGCCGTGACATAAAGACCAGACCCCACCCGGATCAACAACGGCCACCAGCACATTGCCTTCTTTCTCGCTGATAAACTGGTCGAAAATGAGTGGAGCAGATGCTCCTGACGCGATTAGCGCCAGCACTGCTGCGCTAAGCTTTGACTTATTAGACATCATTCACCCCGTGCAGCTTTGCGGCGATCCGCTTTGATTTGGAAATAGAGATTGGTAAGAAAGGTAAGCAAGCCGAAAAGTAAACTACCGATTACACCTATGGCTGCCCACTGTTCGGGTGAGTAGCCGTCAAGAAGCCTTCTAAACCAGTAAATGGCACTACCTCCCGAGGCGCCGTAGGAAATGCCAGTAGTAATTTTGTCCATTTGAGACATGCTCTCACCTCGCTGCATGCGGGTGTTTTTTGATGAATTTCACTTGTGAAAAAAGTTATGACATAGATGACTGATGTGACCACATCATTTAGAATGATTATCATTAACTTAAAAACCTGAAACACATACAGTCACTGAGGTTCGGTAATGAGAAAAAAATATTTTGCGTTACTTAGTTTTATGGCACTCTTCCAAAACAGTGCACATGCTACTGTCAATTTAAATCAAGTCATTGAAAATATTGACATATCAACTTTTAGAAATTCTCTTTCCCCTCGTTCCCCTGAAAGCGGCAAGACATTACCTGCTATGGGATTCGACATTCCTGTAAAATATGATGACCAGACTTTTTACGGGTTGACCAATAAAGAAAACACTTGGACTTATTCAATATCTAACTTGAAAGTTAACGGAAGTAAGTTAAGCGCTTGTTTCTACGACTATGCAAACCCTACTCAAGCAAGTTATAAATCAGTTACACTTTTAACATTAGTAAAAAATAAAACCGGGAAATACTCAGTGATTTCCGAGTCCACTAACAGCACACAATGCCAATAATTAAAGGAGGGCCTACCCCTCCTTATTTATTATTTTAATTTACCAGCAGCAATATCAGCCTGAATAAGTGCTGCCTCTGATTGCCTACGAGTTGGGAAGTTATCTTTAAAGTTATTAAGATTTTTTACGGCATCTGCCCATCTACCTGAAGTGACTTGCTTCCAGAATTCAGGTGTTGCAGCAGCCAAATTCTGTCCGTATTGATAACTCACACTGACAATTGCAGTTCGAGTACCTAACGGTAACTTAGAAAAATTACTTCCAGTAGCTGCCTGATATTTACTAGCTACTCCAGAAGAAAATCTATTAATATAATTTTTTGACAAATCCATTGCCTGAGCTTCAGTAATAGTAAGCGGTGATTTAGTCAATTTATCTTGAGCTGCCTTACCTTTAAGACCAAGATAAGGTTCTAGCAGATTAACAAATTCCTTTGATACACCATCATTCAGCATTGAATCCTTAGTTTTACCTCCTAAATCAACACCAATTCCAATTGTCACGCCTGAATTCACATCAGGTTGTTTAGCGGCATTTTTAGGAACATAACCTGTGGCAGAGAATCCTTCTTTTGCTCTGATAAATGTCTCATTGGCAATACGATTTGAGTTATTAATAAAATCAATCATTTGCCCAACATCTTTAAATTTTAGACGATCACCATTACCAAGGATCAGGTACATTGAACCTTTTTTCCAGACAGTGCCTAGTTTTTTTAACTCCTCAAGGGCAGCCGTCATTTTGACTTCAACGATGAGAACTCGCTGATCACCTCGTTCGATGGATACAATATCATCATATGCAATTTCACCGGTTACTGGATCAATTTTACTGTCCTTGCGGGCAGTTGTGTCAAAAATATCCGTACCGATCGACACAACATTAAAATTACTGTAATGACCAATGTTAGCCACATGGGGAACAGGTGGGCGCCAATTGGGTATAGATACTCCACCAGGATACGTACTTCCTGTCCAGCCTGGTGTTACAGGATAAGCGTTAACAACCATAGTATCTTCAGACATAGAACATCCTTAATATGAAAATGAAATTGATAAATAACACAAACAAAAAAACCCCGCCAAAGGCAGGGTATGTTTGAACAGTGGAAATAACCACTACAGATACATTAGAACTGTTTTTGGAATTCCACAACTTTTTTTTGAATGTCTTTCACACCACTTCTTTCTGACATTCGCTTTCTATCTCAAGTCTTTTTCCAAGACCGGATAGACATCCATCAACAAAACCTTCAGCAGCTTGTAGTCTCTTCAGGACATGTGTATGAGAAACACCTAATTTTGTGCCAATCCTTCTTACGGGTATACCGAGTATGTAATACCACTCAATCAACAAGCATAAATGAGGATCATGTTTTTTTTAAATAAGACATGGCAGTATTAATTATAAGGCCATCATTATCACAACATGAAGGTCGACTTTTGTGTGTGGATGGAAGCAAGCCTTTAAATCCAGCAGCAATAGATGAATAGTAAATTTCATTCCCTGGACTGGAAGCCCAAGAACCATAGCGTTCAAGCACCATCTGAATATCACGCATACATTTTCTCCATACACTACCCTTTTTTTATTACGCCGATCGCCAGCACACGATTCATAAACCGGAACAGCAGTTCCAGCTGGGTACCGTGTATTTTCTCAAACGCTGCTAAATCGGCATGTAGTTTGTCGTGACACTCTCTGCACAGAGGAATCACGAATAAATCGTGGGCTTTTGTGGCGGTACCGCCCATACCGTTACCAATGACATGGTGTGGATCATCCGCTGGTCGCCGGCAACCTTCACACGGCTGGGTTTTAACCCACCGGGTATAATCTTCATTCACCCATCGACGATGCTTTGGGCGCAACATGAATGATTCAGGAGATTCAGGATCCGCATGCAGAGCCAGAACCTTTGGCAGGGCATAGGCCACTTCCTGATTTGCTTCATGCTTTAATTTCGCAGCCGTCACCGCAGGGGTGACCTTCTTCTGCAAAATGCTTTTTGCCGGGGGCATCGGCACAATGTCGCTTTCTCGATATACGGATAAAAACGGCTCATCCGGTAAGCGAAGCGCATACTGGGCCATCCTTTCCGTGATTGCATCAGCAATGCCTGAATAAACGGCCCACCAGCACAATTCACCGAGGGATAGTTCACGCTCGTTGTTGTAGCCAAGCGAAGACAGGATGGAACTGATCAGCCAGTTAATGAGATTACGCCGGGCCAGTTCTGCCAGCGCCGCGGTGGTTTGCTCGCGCAGCTGGTTATCGCAATGCCAACAGAGCAACATTGATCCAGGGGGATGTCGAATCGTTACCAGCTCATGATGATGATAATCAGTGTGCGGGTACTGGCATTCCTTCACGTTACGCTCTAACCAGGATTCCAACGCGGTCAAACCACCTGCTGCACGGATAACTCTCTCGTCGGTGAAGAATTCCTCCAGGGACTTATCTTCTGCCAGCAGCTGCCTGGCATCAGGGACGAGCCCCGACGGAAGCCCAGCCATACTTTTTGGCTGAGGCTCCACCAGCACACGCCCCTGTTGAAACAGAGACATCAGTTCACTACCCGGCTTTAACACCACAAGCCCCAGGCGCGGAACAGTCTCGGCTGTAAACAGTCCTCTCACGCGGCATGCTCCTTAGCGATGTGTGCCGTCCACAAGCCGCCGATCCACTCGATGCCTTTTGGTGTAAAACGTGCCTGGCTAAAGGCGTAGTTTGTTTCGCTCGTAGTGCCAGTTTTCACTTCAAACCGCCCGGCAGCAATATGCTGGTGCCGCGGTGTCAGCACTCCGCCAAGCCGGTACATGATGTCGCTCTCAATGAGGAACAAGCGGAAATCTGTTTCCTTGGCCTGCAACAGTTTTGCCACCTGGCGGAAAGACATTGAGCCTTTGGCAGTACAATACCGATCGACAAACTCAACTTTCGGCGCGGCAGCGGCTAACTGCTGGCAGAGTTGTTCTTTCTGCTCGGCAAGATCCGCGGCGAGACGTAATGCCTCCGGCAATGTTTGCGGGACACTGACGGCCTGGCTGTTCTCCAGCTCTTGCCAGCGATCGACAACAGCGGCGGTAAATTCTGGCGATAGTCTGGCGACGATCACCAGAGAATCACGTTTGTTAAACCAATACTCCTCGTATGTTTGCCCGTTTTGCGGGTGTGTGTAGGGGGTGTGCGCCAACGGCGCGGTTAAAATACCAGCAGATGCAAGGCGCTCAGCTGAGCGCTTCACATCACCATGTTTGCTTTGCACCAGCCGGGCAATTTCACGGCTGGACATTGTCACAACACCCTTTGCGGTTAACTGATTCATGCTATTTCTCCATATCAGGCGGCTGCACCCGCCTTTTGATTTACACATAATTCAGGAAGATTTGCCTCTACCAGCGCACGAGCGAACGGCGGCGGTACTGCGTTACCGCAGCGCGCTACCTGCTTGTCTTTGGCGTAACGATTGCCGCGATAGTCCTGATCGATAACGTAGCCGTCAGGGAAGCCCTGCGCCTTATAAAGCTCATGCGGTTGTAGCATGCGCATTCCGATATCGACGATCTGGTACTTAATTCCTTCGATCGTCACCAGCCATTCATCCTCACTTTCACCGCAGTAGGTTTCGAGGAATGTCCGGACCTCGCCAACGTGCTGGCCACCAGCGGTAATCGTCGGCATAGGTGTATCCATGGTCTGACCGTCGCGGCAGGTTCCGCGCAGCTTCACCAGGTGCGACGCAACTACCGCGTGATGATCAACGGTAGTGACTGAGTGGGCAGGCTCATCCATACCAACACCCGGCCCCGTGTAATTCCCACCATAGTGCTTCGCCAGGAACGCGCTCACCGTCGCAAACTTATTACCACCAGCAGTGACCGTGCCGAGCGGGTTATTCAGTTGAAGAACACGCGGTTCTTGCCCTGGGCGTTCGCCGTATCCCATCTGGATCAGTGTTGGGGTTACCAGCTGCGATTTACCGCCACCGCCAGCAGTAATCGTTGCGCTAGGCTCGTCTACCCTATGCCCAACACTGGCACCAAACTGGCGGGCGATGACAGGAGCAACCACACACGCGCGGGACTGCTTGAGGATTGTATGAGCGGGTTTATCCAGCGGGCGCGGCTTTGCCTGGTACTCACTGCCGCCATTGCCCGCCAGGAACGGTGTCAGCGCGGCCTCAACTACGCCAAGCGCATGCCCATTACCGCCCGGGCAAGTCGACGTACCAGCGGTGACAGTTGGTACCGGCTCGGTCACTGGCTGCCCGGTGGCCCCGGTGCGGAATTTAGTAAGATGCGGTACCGCCAGCGCGTAGCCATGCTTTTTAGTGATGGTCTGCGATGGCTCTAACAACGATTGCCCGCGGAAACAGTCATACCCTCCTTTCGTCGTGGTGTGATTACACTTCACGATGAAAGGTGATACGCTTTCGATAACAAAGCGCTGGATGCCGCGCGCGATACGTTTGAGCGTATTTTCCGCCAGTGGCTTTTTGCGGTCGAAGATAGACCGGGCCGGGATATTCCAGTCAATGCACTCCGCCGCGGTACGCCATGGCGCCAGCTTGCCGCTTTGTACTTCCAGTGATTTTGGATCCCCATGAGTCGCTTCAGGCCAATGAATCTTGCGGCCGTCACAGCGCATGACCATGAAGAAACGCTTTCTAATCGTCGGCGCGCCGTAGTCACAAGCGCGCAGCTCCCGATAATCAACCTCATAACCAAGCCCCGCGATCAGCTGTTGCGCCTGCTGGCCGTGCGGCTCAATGGCAAGAAATTCAGAAACCTCAGCCAGTGCTGGGTGATTCGCCGCGATACCAGTCGACAGCATGCCGACAAATGCCTCGAATGTTTCACCAGCGCGCTCAGGATCCGGGCGTAATTCCTCATCCAGCAGCGGGCCCCATGTCTTAAATTCTTCGACGTTCTCCAGCATCATGACGCGGGGACGTACCGCCAGCGCCCAGCGCAGGACAATCCACGCCAGCCCGCGAATCTCTTTCTTAACTGGCTTAGCGCCCTTTGCTTTGGAAAAATGGCGGCAGTCAGGGCTAAACCAGGCCAGTCCGACAGGTTTACCGCTGGTGGCTGCGATTGGGTCAACATCAAACACCGACTCGCAATAATGCAGCGTGTCCGGGTGATTCGTCTTATGCATCGCAATAGCGTTTTCGTCGTGGTTAATAGCGATATCGACGCTACGCCCGATCGCCAGCTCAATGCCGGTACTTGCGCCGCCGCCGCCAGCAAAGTTATCAACGATGATCTCACGCATTGGCGGCCCCCTGCATACTGCTAACCAAACCACCAGCGATTGTGATGATTTCGGTGGTGGACATCCGCTCAAGCCAGAGCTGATTGATATTTGCCTTCAACTTGTTTTGCTGACCCAGCGCCAGAGAATCCGCGCCCTCTACCTGACTAAATACCAGACCGACTTCAAGCGGCCAGATACGCGATTCTTCCTCAGGCTGATCTACAGGGGCAGGTGTGGCTTCTTTCGATGTTGCAGGTGGAGAAAATTTTGCCGCGGCAAAGTTTGCCAGTGCCATCGCGGCGCGCCCTTTTTCTTCCAACTCGGTGCGATTGATGTAACTGAAGCGCTCACCGCGCCAAGCCTTGTCGAACACCACAATTGCACCAGCAAAGAACGCGCTGGTAGGCTGCTGCTTTTCATCCAGGGGAACGAACCATTCAGGAAGATCGAAACCAATGCGGCCACGGATAAATGTGACGTGATCTGCCTCTTCAGGCCACCACGTCTCACTCGTCGCAGACTTAATGAGAAAAACGTACCGACCACCCTTTTCTCGCATTGCCATAGCATGGTTAATGATGTGGGTCATCCCCGTAACCGCCTGCTTTTGATGGTACTGCGATCGGCTGTATGGAGGGTTAGCAAACGCGGCGCCACCGAGCTCTGCCAGACGCTCAGACCAATCCTGAGTAAGCGCGTTATCTTCTGCGGTATACCATGCAGGACACTTCGCGTTGCTGTCGTCGGCAAAAAGGTCCAACACCAGAGGGCCGAACATCGCATTGATCCCCCAAAACAACAGATCCGGAGTGCGCCATTGATCGCCGACCTCTTTCAACTCGTGGGTTGGTTTAGAGCGCAGTTGAGCCAGCGCGCGGCAATATTTGTTATCAGCATTCATGCTCATCATTTCGCTCCCCTGAAGCCAGCTGGAATGGCTTTATCTGGTCCACCAAATTTCATCGGATCATGCTTACGGATTGAGCCCCAGTACTGTCGTTCTGGACGTCCTGCTGCGTCCCACTTTTTTGCGGATTGCAGGTAACCTGGGAATTTTGATGGCAGAAACAACGTTGTTGGGCGCAGATATTCGGCCATTTTCAGATCCTCGCCCCACTTCTCGACGCTGTAATCCACCACCAACAGCAGCTCATCGGGCGTAAACCCGTCAGCCAGGCGAGCCCGGATGTTTTCCAAGGACGATTTGCAGACCTGATACCGTGATCCGGTGGTCTTGTTCAGATGTGATAAAACCAGCTTCGCCTGATCAGTGATAACCACCACAGGGTCGGGTTGCGCAGCAACCGGACAAGAATGTTTTTTATCTGATGGATCAGTAGTTGTATTTACTGACGGATCCCCCCCAGATTCTGACGGGTGAAAACCGCCTTTTTCACCGTTTTTTGATGCCTCAGATTTTGACGCGTCGGTTTTTGAGGCATCAGATTTTGATGCGTCAGAATCTGGCAGGTGAGAAAAGGCAGCAGCCTGTAATTTCGCAACATTGAGCTGGTAAACGTTCGATGCATTGCGGTTGCCTTTACGGCGCTGCTGGCGGGTTAACCAACCGTCTTTTTCCAGCTGAGATATGGCTGTGCGAACAGTGCTCTCACCAGCACCAATCTGGCGCGCGATGGTAGCAATGGAGGGCCAGCTAACCCCTTCATCACTGCTGAAGTCTGCCAGACGCGCCATGATGGCAACGCTGGACAGCTTCATGCCAGAAGCGGCACAAGCATCCCAAACGTAACCCGTTAATTTAGTGCTCATGGTCGTCCTTTAACTCTGTAAACTTGCGCTTGAATTGTTCGAGCGGGCTGAAACATTCGTGGTTATAACCATCCCGCAGGTAGATAACTCGTTGAGTCTCTGGCTCCCACCGGATAACTCGAACGGGGATCCCTCTGTGGTCTTTGAACCTTCGGCTAACTTCGCGCATAAGCGTTTCGCCTTCCTGTAGTAAACCCCCACAATTGCGACCGCCCGACTGTGGTTACATGGCACCCAGCGGTTTGCTATTCTGCGTTCATACCGAAACAACGGAGCGCCCGGTACTGGGATCATCCTGAGTTGCGGTAAACGGTTAAAAGCCGTTAAACTGGTCATGCGGATCACTTCTCCATACAAGATTTGTCTGCCACGACGCCCGGAGCTGCACACTCGCGGGCGTCACCTTTTTCCGGCGCACAAAACACACGAAAAAGCAGCGTCAAATGCTCCTGCCACTTAGCCATCACCTGATAGCTATTCTCTTCAATCTGGGCGCGTTCTTGAGCATCAATAACGCCATCAGCGGTAGCTTTACGAACGTATTGCGAATGCCTGCCGATCCACTCCACTGACTCCATAAGACGCTGGTTGATATCACCGTTCTCTATTTCTTCAACGTCAGCCAATGGCACGAAAACACCGTTCGAGTGACGTGCAATAGCGTTCGCTATGTGGTTTGAACCACCAGCACGTTGAAGCACCATCGCCCAACCGAGCGGGAAGATCTGATCGCCATCGGTACGCAGCCGGTTAAACAGCGCGTTCTCAGTCACACCCAACCACTCAGCAGCTTCTGAATATCCGCCGGGAAGTTCGGTGATCGTCTTTTTAATTGCGGCCACCAGCCAGGCAGGCTGTTTATCTACTTTCCATTCAGGTTCGTTACCCACGGCTTTCCCCTTTCTTCTGTGGTACCGATGAATGTCCAGCTTCTGTACCCTGTGTATAACGGTGCGGATACAAGATCTGGAGTTCATTAATTTGGCCCGAGTAAAACTTCACAAGCCTTTCAGCTACATCTAGCGATGCGATTTGTTGGCCCCTTTCAATGCGGCTTAGATTGGCGGGATCAATATCCACCAAATTAGCTACATGAGAGAGTGTTAAACCTTGCGATTTTCGCAAATTCCTTAACGGTGATTGCATAAAGCCCCCTATAATTGCGCAATACGCATATTAAAGCGTACTTACGCCTTGCGCAAGTTGCTTTGCATATCACGCAAAAACAACCTGTAATGGGCGCATGAACATAGGAAACCGCATTAGAGAATTACGCCTCGAAAAGGGCATGAAAATTTCAGAGCTTGCTGAAGCTGTAGGCATTGACGGTGCGAATGTCTCTCGAGTGGAGACAGGAAAGCAAAAGTCATTTACTGCACAATCGCTTAGCAAATATGCTACGGCACTTGGTGTTAGTGTGGCAGAACTCTTTACACCATCTCCAAATGAAACTACTGTATGCAAATCCAGTGGTAAGAATCCTGCTTATGGAGAAGGTGACCCTGTGTTTAGAGTCGAGTTGCTCGATGTCAGCGCCAGTGCTGGCATGGGCCATATACAAGGTAGTGATGTCGTCGATGTCATCAGGTCCATTGAGTACAACAACGAAAGAGCCGTTGCGTTATTTGGTGGGAGAACACCAGATACGGTCAAAGTGATTAACGTTCGCGGTGATAGCATGGCTGATACTATTGAACCCGGCGATCTGATTTTTGTAGATATTTCAGTCAATGAGTTTGATGGTGATGGAATTTATGTCTTTGGTTTTGATGATAAAATTTACGTCAAAAGATTGCAGATGATCCCTGATAAAATTCTCGTCATTTCCGATAATCCAAGATATCGGGAGTGGTCAGTGGATAAGTCTAATGAAGATAGATTCTACGTTTTCGGCAAGGTGATGATAAGTCAGTCTCAGTCAGTCAAACGGCACGGATAACAACCAATAATTGCAAACAACCGCCATCTAGGCGGTTTTTTTTGCCTCATCAATTGCGCAGTGCGCATTTTAATTCTTGCGTATTTCGCAAATATCTTTTATCTTCATTTTCATCAACAGCGAACGGGCAGGACGCCCACTAAGTTGCCGCCCGGGGCATATGAACACAGGGATGATTCGCTTGAAGGTGTCTTCGGGAGGGGTAACAGAGGCGCGGCCTGATTAACCGCAACTCGTAGTCAAATTCCTATAGCTGGTGGCGATACCCAAGCCAGGAATACCGAAAACCAGCAGGAGTGTTAGGGGTCAGGGCTAATCCCCTCCTTAGCACCCCGCCCGAAGACACTTGGGCGTGAAGCGTACCGCAGTGGAGAAGTCCGATGGATGAGAAGTTAGTTGCGCTTTTCGAAAAGATTGCGCGTCTGGAGCTGGCAGCCAAACGAGGGTTGCAGATCAACGAAGAGATTAAGCCTCATTTAACGCAAGGCCACATTGTCTCCGTTGAATACTGCAATGCGACGTTAAAGCACTGTGCTCTTTTTCGTCGGTGGATTAGCGAGTACCTCGGATCATGAGAATTGATTGCTGTTCAGACATGCCGTAACCCTGAACAAATACCTCAATCTCTTCTTCCTCAGTCTCGTTCGTGAAGGTTTCGCCACCAAGACTGTGGAGCTCACCGGATATGACGTGCCCCTTCTCGACGTCATAACCACCGAGCAGCTCAGCGACCGTGAATTCTCCGATTTGGTCACGGATAACGATGTAACCAATGCGGTGCTCATGATGTACGACGACTCCGCGCATGAAAGTTTCCTTCTGGCTGTGTGAGAGCGACCAGAGTACCACCGAGCCTGAAGTGGTGAAAAGACAGGCGCACAACACGAAAGTGCACTCAATCAACTATCAGTTGTGGATGACAGGTGAGCAAACAGGCGGAGTGCGCTTTTAGTTGTGGTAATGCGGCTCTGCGCACGTGACGAGGCCAAAAAGTTTTTATTTCAACATTTGAAATGAATACGTTTCTTGAGGTGTAGCGTCGCCGGTTCTGGCCGATCCGGCAGGTGGAGGCACCACCGCCACAACAAAATCATTGCTGTGTAGTCTTTGCCCATCACATCGGTGGGCACCTTTTTTACACAAGAGACAAGGGCATCACCGGGCGACGGGCTCATTCCCCAATCCACCCGGGCGCAGAAATGGAGGCTGCAAACTTCACTGCTAGGCAGGTGCCCTTTTCTGTTGTGTATGGAGAAGTTCAACTGGCGGTGGCAGCCGCCTCACAGAGGGTTAAACCATGAGTAATGACCGCATGACCGTAGTGCCCGATTTCCTGGGCGAACCAGTGTTTGTGCTCCGCATCGTTCAACTGGAAGCACAGCAAGAAGCTATCGCTAATGAGTTCCGAGATCTGCTGATCGAGAAATTCAACGATAAGCCGGTTGAAACCTTTATCGGTAACTTTAAAGCGTAATTTCTCTGCATTAAATCCCCGGCGCCGCGGGGATTTATTGAAGCGTAATTCCCTTTATTTATCGCCAATGGCGAGGGATTCGTACAACCAAAAACTGGCGCAGGTGCAGCTGCCAAATATGGAGAAGAAAAGACGATGAGTTATATACAGACACTTTCAGGTAAGGTGTTCGATTACCTCAATTCAACCGCTGACGATGTAGAGATCGAGGATATTGCGACTGCACTTTCCCACATCTGTCGCTTCAGTGGGCATCTCCCGGAATTTTACAGCGTGGCCCAGCACTCGGTGCTATGTAGCCAAATTGTGCCGCCAGAGTTTGCCTTTGAAGCCCTGATGCATGACGCGGCTGAAGCTTATTGCCAGGATATCCCTGCCCCCCTGAAAGCGTTGCTTCCAGACTACCGTTGCATTGAAAAGCGGGTTGAAAAGCTGATCCGGGTCAAATTCAGCATTAACCCTGATATGTCATCGGTAGTGAAATACGCCGACCTAGTGATGCTTGCCACTGAACGTCGCGATCTGGATATCGACGACGGTTCACTCTGGCCTTGTCTTGAAGGTATACCGACCAGCGACATTATCCAGATCATTCCTCTTCGCCCAGGTCAAGCTTACGGTCTTTTCATGACTCGGTTCAACGAGTTGATGGAGGTGCATAAATGCAACGGATGAAAATTAAAGAACTGGTTGCCGTAGCTCATGCTGCGGCTGGGAAATTGCCACCAGCAGAAGCTTCCCTGATGCGTGAGGTTGCCACTCGCCTGGACGTAACATTTGCCGCTTTGACGGAATCGATGGACCAGCGAATGAGCCTTGACGCTGAAATTAACCACCTTCGCCAGGAAGCCATTCAATGACGCCCAACAAATATGCAGCTCTGCGCGCCACAATCGCCAGAGCCAAACGCCACGACTGTCAGAAGGTAGTGATGCGAGTGACGCTAGCAGAAGAACTTCTCGATCAGCTGTCGAACGCAGAGAAGCGAATTGCTGAGCTGCAAAACGATGAGGTTCGCCAGCGCCTGGCTAACGCTGAGCACCAGTTGCACATGGCAGAACTGGCGAAACATAACATGAGGGCCAGCCGCAAAGCTCAATTCAGGAAGCGCAAAGCCGCAGAGAAGCGGATTGCTGAAATGCAGGCGTTAGCGAGTGGCGTAAAGCAGTTCTCAGAGTTCCAGATTTGCCATTACGGTGCCACCGAGGATTATGCAAAGGGCTATATCGACTGTCAGAACAATTACAACAAAGTGCTGTTCGCCGAAGCCAGCAAAGGAGAGGCATTATGAGCACTCTTACCAAAGAATGGCTTCTTAAGACAATAGCGGAGCTTGAAGAAGAACGCGATACGACGCCAGGCGCAGTAAACGAAGATGCAACGATGGCACTTGCTGCGATGAAACGGGCACTGGTGTCTCTGATGGCTGAGCCTGTAACGACATCTTACAAGTTGCCTGAAGGATGTGCGGTCGTCCCGGTTGAGCCAACACTTGATATGGTTAAGGCCGGCGCTGCGGCCGCATCTATAGGGATGCTTATTCCAGGGATATACAAGGCCATGCTCGCAGCAGCACCACAGCAGGAGGATATTTAACATGAACCATTTAATGATTGACCTCGAAAGCATGGGTAAAAAGCCCACAGCCCCAATCGTTGCGATCGGCGCGGTATTCTTTGATCCGCAAAGCGGCGTGCTGGGTGCAGAATTCTATGTGGCCGTAGATCTTTCCAGCGCCATGGATCAGGGAGCTACCCCTGATGGTGACACCATCCTGTGGTGGCTAAAGCAATCAGCGGAGGCTCGCGCCGCAATTTGTACCGACGATACCAGACATATCGCTGACGCTCTCTCTGAGCTGAGTGCGTTTATCAGCCGCAATTCAGACAACCCACGTTATCTGAAAGTCTGGGGCAATGGCGCCAATTTCGACAACGTGATTTTACGTTCTGCGTATGAGCGCGCCGGCCACGCATGCCCATGGCAATTCTGGAACGACAGCGATGTGCGTACTATGGTTCTGCTTGGCAAGCAACTGGAGTTCGATCCTAAGCGTAACATGCCCTTTGATGGTATTGCCCACAACGCACTAGCTGATGCCCGCCACCAAGCGAAATATGTTTCGGCAATCTGGCAGCGCCTGCTGCCCACCCGCACTGAGTAATAACCTTTTAGCCCGGGTGCAGCCGGGCTTTATGGAGAAGGAAACCATGGCAAAGCTAATGAAAGCGAGTCAATGGGGACGCCGAGAGTTCACCGATGACTCTGTTCCTGATAACCGAACGATTAAACGTTGGGTCGAGAACGGTTTACTCATGGGGCGTATCGTAGACGGATCTGTTTTTGTCTGCGAAACTGAAAAATGGGGCGTCGACTCAATGGTTAGTCAAGCAGTTCGCCAGTTGATTAATGAGGGCTAACCATGGCGGCAAGGCCAAGAAAAAAAGAATACCGACACCTGCCAGATTATTTATTTTTTGATAAAGATCGCGGTGTTTATAAATTCACGCTTGTTACAGGAAAGAAGAAGAATATTGGTAAGGATCGGGCCATGGCTATAGCTATTGCCCGTGAGTACAACCTTAGAATGAGACCTGAACTTTCCCCATCAGTTGATAATCTTATAAGAGAATCCGGCAGGGTTACTGGAGAAGCCAAACCGTTTGCAGATCATGTGGATAACATCATGGCTCGGGCTGTTGAAGACGAACGCCCTTCTCAGAGTACATTAGATGATTGGAATAATGACGTTTTACGCATTAAAGAGTTCTTCATGAGTATTCCAGCTTGCGATATTGAACTGGAGCATGTTAACGCCTACATCAACAAATACCATGCCGGCGCGTCCGCCAACGTGCAAAACAGAAAAGTAAGCTTTCTCAAAAAGCTTTTTTCGTATGCGGTCGATGAATCCCTGATGCTCGACAATCCAGCAACCAGGAAGAAAATGCGCAGGACCGAAGAGAAGAAAAGGCAACGACTGTCGCTAGAGCATTTCATGGCTATACGTCGTGCTGCTGCACCGTGGTTAAGAACAGCGATGGATTTGGCGTTACAGACGACACATGCACGCCTTGAAGTGTCTAGGATTAGGTATTCAATACGTGAACCAAAGAACGGCGTTTGCGGTTGTGTGTGGCTAGAACAGCCAGAGGATGGCATATATGGAACGCTTTATATTCATCGCCAAAAGGTACAAAAGAAAGAAGCCTCGCATGTTGCGATCCCTATCGGTGATGAATTAAAACGCATAATTGATGACAGTAGAGATAATGTTGCTAGTCCGTATGTGGTGCACCGGATACCAGAAAGGCAGGTAAAACGAAGTAAAGAGGTTTCACATCCCACACAGATAGCACCAGACTATTTAAGCCGATCATTCTCAGCAGTACGAGACAAACTCGGGATATGCAGTCACCTCACGATGGATAAAAGACCGACTTTTCATGAAATACGTGCTTTAGCTGCTCACCTATTTGATAGACAGGGCATCGACCCACAAGGACGTATGGCGCACAGCGATGCAAAGTCGACAAAAATTTATACTCAAAATCATATCAATTGGGTTTTTGTGCCACATGGGGAAATAAAAGCAAGTTAAGATTAAATTTGATTAAACATGCATTGAGCATTGCTACGGCATAAAGCAAACCTAATCTTTTGGGTTGTTCTATGCCGTAGGAGAGACGCATGTTAATTTAAAGCTGGGTAATCTGAGAGTTCATTAATCATAGATCGATACTGCTTACCGATGCTATCAGAAAACTTTTTCCCCATCTCCTCAATTGAGGCGATTAGACAATGTGTAGCCACATTCAGAGAAATGACAACTAATCTAATATCAGCTTCGCTTGGGCTGCCATGACCGCTAATTTCGTCGATTCGATGGATAGCCAGAGGTAAGGGATGAGCCAGATTTGAAAGTAATTGATGATGTAGCGCAATGTTGGCTAACCGCGGACAGTGGGATTCAAACTCAGCTTTAGAATAATACATCTCAGCCCTGTTTTTAAGACTATTCTTTTGCTCTTTTGATAGGGAATGATAGAACTCATGATTGACAATAATTTTCTGCTGTTCAGCCAATCCGGTGAAAAACTCCTCTAGTTCTTCTGCCGATTCACCAGCCTTCATCCGAATATCACGCCATTTAACATTTCTGTCTTTTTGGAATATACGAAAACGTAAGTCAGCCTCAGACTCCGATATGGTTTCCGTACCGTAAAAAAACAGTGCCTGAAAATTTTCCATTACACTCCTAGATACAAGTGCAATGGTGGTTAAATCCCACACCGTATTTTCAGGATCATCTCCGTTGCGCAATACAGGGAGTAGTTTCTTGAGACTGTGCACCGTCAATACTTGTCGTGTGAAAATGTCTGCGGCACGCCTTCCCCGACCATCAGTGTCGATTCCGCCCTGATTCAACGAGATTACAATAGAAATTTCACAAGCCCGGCAAAACTGCTTATAAAGACTAATGTAAGTTTTTTCGATTTCTGTGTGGTCTCGGTAACGTATATTAGTATGTTTTTTTGTTCTTTTTTTCAT